TGCTTGCGGATCGCGGCGGCGGCCGCGGCGGCGTTGCTGGCTCCCGTCACCCGTAGGGCGATGTTGACGACCTCGTCCGGGATCTGTTTCAGGTAGTCGCGCAGCTCGCGCGCCTTCTGGAGTGCAGACCGGGTGTCGACGGACACCGTGGTGTCCACCCGCTTCGGGATGTCCCGGTAGGCGCCGATCAGGCGGCGGACCTCGCCCTCGTCGTAGCCCAGCTGTCGCGCGAGTTTTTCCAGCTTGGCTAGCTGCTGGTCGTACTCCCGGTTGGCCTCATCGAGGGACACGCCCTCCGCGATCCTGGCCTCGCGGAGTTGCCCGATCGCCTCGATCTGGTCGAGGATCGCCGACCGGTTCCGCCGGCCCTCCTCGCTGTGGACACTGAGGGTCCGGGTGCCCCTGCCCAGCTCCTCGCGGACGTCGGCCAGCCCTTGATGGTATTTGATCAAGGCCGTGTCGGCGTCCATCTGGATCTTGAAGAGGGCGTCAAATGCCTCGGCGGCCTCCTGCGCCGCCTCAGCAGCCGCCTCCGTCTCGGAGGCCAGCTGGCCCACCTGGTCGGCCGTCGACCCGGACGCGGTACCCGCGGTCTCGAGCGCCGCCGCGTACCCGGGCAGGCCCTTCCTCAGCTCATCGACGGAGACGCCCTGCCTCTTGGCCTCGTCGGCCAGCCTCGCGAAAATCGTCGCCGCCTCGTCGGCGTGGCCGGACTGCACCAGTTGGGTGAGCGCCTGGTCGATCGCGTCCAACCGCTCTCGGGCGTGCTGGAGTGACTCGTCGGCGACCGACCCGAGCCCGGTCAGCGACTCGACCGCCCCGGCGATGCCGTTACCCAGGTCAGCCCAGAAACCGGTGTCCAGGGTGCCGAGGTCATAGGCGAGATGCTCGAAGTCCTTGCCGAGCAGCCGGGCCGCCTCGCCGGACCGCTCGCCGGACGTCGCCCACCGCTCCAGGCCCAGCGTCAAGGCGTCGACCTGGGGGTTGAGATCGTCGCCGAGCGTGGCCGAGATCGTCGCTGCCGCCACCTGCGACGCCGCGAACGCCGCGGCCGCCCGGGACGCCCACCGGGCGGTCAGCTCCAGGCCGCGGGCCGCCCGGACGCCGGCCGGGCCGGTCGCCCGCAGCTCGGCGAGCATCTCGGCGTTAGCGCGGCGAGCCTTGACCCACCCGGCGCCGAGCAGCAGCGCGCCACCGGTGACCGCGGCGAGGACCGTAACCGTCTGCCCCATCAGCGGCGGGAGCTGACCAAACTGCGCAGCCAACGCCTCGGCACCCTGGACCAGCGTGCGCAGGCCGGCGTTGGCGCCGGAGCCGGACTGGATCGCCAGCGTCTCCAGCTCGCCGCGCAGCCTCTCCAGGTCGCCGACCAGATTGTCGGTCTTGAGCCGCGCGGTCTCGGCCGCGTAGCCGGCGTCGTCGACCTTGCCGATCCAGCCGGCGACCCCCCGGGCGCCGAGTTCGTACAGGATGCTCGCGGCCCGGATCGCGTCCGCGCCGAAGATCGTGGCCAACGCCGCGTTGCGCTGCTCCTCGGTGAGCTGGCCGAGCTGCGCCTGCAGCTGGCCAGCCAGGCTCACGACGCCGACGAATCGGCCCTGCGAGTCGTAGGCGGCGATGCCCAGCTCATCCATCAGGGCCGCGGCCTTTTCCGTCGGGTCGGCCAGCATCAGCAGCGCGGTTTTGAGGCTGGTGCCAGCGTCGGAGCCGAGCAGACCAGCGCTGGCGAACGCCGCCAGGACGCCGATCGTGTCCTCGACCGACATGCCCATCTGCGCCGCGACCAGGCCGCTCTGTTTGAGCGCGTACGACATGTCGTGTACGCTGCCCTGCGCCTTGCCGGCGGCGGCGGCGAGCAGGTCGGCGACGTGCCCCACGTCCCGGCCGCGCAGCCGGAACTGAGTCAGGGTGGAGGCCGCGACCTCGGCCGCCTCGGCTACGTCTATCTCACCGGCTGCCGCCAGCGACAGCGCGCCGGACAGGCCACCGCCGAGGATGTCGGTGGTCTCCACGCCGGCCTTGGCCAGCTCCTCGATCGCGTGCGCCGCCTCCGTGGCGCTGTAGGCGGTGTCCCTGCCGGCCTGCACCGCGGCGTCCCGCAGCTGCTCCAGCTCGGCGCCCGATGCGTGCGTCGCCGCCTGCACCGACGACATGGCCTTGTCGAACTTGGCTGCCATCGTCACCGCGGCCCCGGCGATGCCGGCCAGCGCCAGACCGGCCCGGCCCGCCTGGTCGGCCACCGCGTCCAGGTGACCCGCCCGGGCCGCCTTGTCCAGCTCGCTGGCGAAGTCGCGGGTTGCCCGGCTCGCCTGCCGGAGGCTGGCCATGTAGCCGGACACCTCGGCCTGCAGCCGCACCCCGACCGTGCGCAGCGCCACCGCTCACCCCCGCCTCTCGGCCACCCACAGCAGCGCCCCCGCCTGGGGCGTGTCCCGATACCGCTCCTGCGCCATCAGCAGTGCCGTCGTGGCGTGACACCGGGTCGGCGGCGGGACCGTGTACGCACCCTCCGCGTCCTGTGCCGCGCACTCCTCCAGCGGCCTACCGCACAGCGGGCACAGCTCGCGCCGGTAGGCGGCCAGCGCGAGCATCCAAGCCGCATCCTCCTCCGACCACTCCGACTCCCGGGTGGTCACCGACCGCACCAGGCGGCCCGACTCGTCGTACTCGTACTCGGTGACCTCGGTCGGCTCCCATCCGTCGAGCCGGCGCGGGCTGACGCCGAGCCGCTCGGCCGCCTCTACTCGGGCTCGGAGGACAGGATCCGCGAGGCGGCGGACGAGAAAGGGATGTCGACGTCCCGGCGGTTGAGTCGCCACGCGGCGTCCGCCAGCTGGTCGACCTGCCGGTCGGTCAGCCGCTCGTCCAGCAGCAGCCGCCAGTCCTCGTCGTCCAGCTCGGGCGAGACGACCGACCGGCGGACCAGCGCCGGAAAGAAACTGTCCACATTGACGCCGATGTACCTGTCGCGCTCATCAACCGACCCGTCGTCCGCCTTACGCGGCGGATGCTCGGCGAGGAACTCCCTCCACTGCGGGCGGCTCATCGCTCGCAGCCGGAACTCGACGGTGTACTCGAGCATCCGCTGACGCAGCGCCTCGATCCGCTCGGCGATCTCCCGCGCCCGACCGCCGTCACCGAGGCTGGTCCGCGGCCGGGTCTGCTCCTGCGCCAGCTCCCGCTCGGCCGCCTCCACCTCGGCCACGAGGTCGGCGTGCAGGCACAGCGCGACGGTGGCCTCCGGTAGCCGCGCCTCCCGGATCAGCGCCTTGATGTCTCTGGTCATCGATCCCCCATCGGCCCCCATCGGTAGGTGGCGGCCCCGGGCGGGATGGGGGTACCGCCCGGGGCCGGTCAAGGGTCAGGAGGCGACGACGGCGTCCAGCTCGGGATCGTCGGTGATCATCGTCGGCACCTCGTACCGCCGGACGCTGTTGGCCTCGGGCGGCAGGTTGCGGCGCCGACCGCAGATGATCGGGTACACCTCGACGTCCTGGCCGGCCGCCCAGCCGGTGTCCTTGGCGACGTCCCGCCGGATCACGATGTACCCGTCCGTGCCCCTCGTCAGGGTCGTGTACGCGGGATCGCTGCCGGTTTGCTTCTTGAACCGCAGAAGGGTCCCGGAGAACGAGTCCCGGCCGATCGTCTTGGTGTCGAACGTACTGCCGAGCGAGCTGGTGTCGACCTCGGCGGTGCTGGCCTCGAAACCCACCAAGCCATCCGCGGTCATCACGTCCTGCAGCAACAGGCCCGCGTTGAGCTCGTCGACCGTCGGCGCCGCCGGGTTGGCGATGCTGGGTACGTAGGCCACCCTGGTGCGGCCATCTGCGAGGCTGTCAGCCATCGGTCACTCCTCTGTCCTCTGTGCGGCTCGCCGCGACGATGCCTTCTTCGCCGCCTCGATGGCGGCGGCACGCTGCTCGGCCTGCCAGCGCAGGCGCTCCGCCACGACCGGCGACGGCGGTGGCGGGGACGGATCCGACGGCGCCCACCCCATGTCGATCCACTGCTGCGCCGCGCGAGCCGGGCACCAGAAGTGCCCGCCGGTCGTCGGGTTGTGCAGCCACACACGCTCGGTACGGTCCATCGCCATCACTCCACCGGCACCAGGACGTACGTGACGTCGCTGGTCTGCGAGTGGGTGACGGTGACCACCCCGGTGGACGGGTCGACCGCCCGGGGCGAGATGCGGATCGCCACCGACGTTCCCGCGGCCACGTTGACCGGGGTCGTGTCGGCGGGGTTGCCGGCCGGGGTGACCCCGGCGTCGCTCACCTCGACCGAGTCGTCCGACCCGCCGCCGTTGGTGACGACCAGGATGGCGCCCCGGGATCCGAGGACGCTCGATGAGATGGTGTCGCTCGACGACACCGCCTGGGGCGACCAGGCCACCCCGGCGGCCGTCGGGCGGGTAGGTGTCAGTGCCGCCACTGCTCCTGTCTCCTCTACGACAACGCCCTCCACCCGATCGGTGGAGGGCAACGGTTGCGGTCGGCTGCTACGGTGGCGGGCCATGGGTGCACTGAGGATCTGGCACGTGCTGGTGCTGCTCGCGTGCGTCGGCGGGGTCGCCGCCCTGGTAGCGCTGCTGGTCGCGCTGATGCGCCGCCGCTAGTCGGCGGGCACGCTCTCCAGTCGGTACACCTCGACCAGGTCGATCGCCGCCGCACCGGCCGTCTCGTCCCGCTCGGCCTGGACGCCCTCCTCGCGGCGGATCGGCCAGCACACCCGGCCGTCGACCGTCGGGATGACGTCCAGCCATGCTGAGCGCACCCGGTCGGCGACGATCCGGGCCGCCTCGGCGTTGGCGCCGACGCAGTGCGCGTAGGCGCGGGTCCGGTGCCGCTGCGAGTCGCCGGCCAGCGACCGCGACTCGGCATCCTCCGGGTCCGCCGAGCCGAAGTAGACCAGCACGTACGGCGGCACGGCCCCGGGCGGCACCCGGCCGTCGAGCACGACCAGCGGCGGCGGCCCCTGGTCGGCGCGCAGCAGCGCGAGCATCGCGTCCGCGTGCGCGGCGTCCCCGCTCATCGGCCCTCCAGCAGGCGTTCCGCCAACTCCCCCATCGCCCGCTCGAACCGGGGCTGCTCCGCCTCGGCCGCCGGGATCATGTGCGGGTGCGGCGGATTGTGGACACTGCCGTACTCCAGCAGGTTGCCCAGCGCGCCCTGGCGGCGCAGCTTGTCCGGGCCGATCTCCGCCACCGGGCCGCGTAGCCCCTGCCAGATGTCGTACCCGATCGACTCCGGGTAGGCGGGCGCGTGACGGGGCCGGCCGATCCGTCTCCTTGCATCCGTCTTGATGTTGAGTGCACCCTTGGCGACGACCTTGGTGGCCTCGTCGGGCATCGCCGAGGTGGCCTTGTCCATGGTGGCCACCCACCGGTCCAGGTCGCCATGCTCGATCCGGATCGTCATGTCCGCTCCACCACCCCGATCCGCCGGGCCGTCGCATGGCTCTTGTGGGCGAGGTCGCGGATCACGAACACGCGGCCGACCAGGTCCGGGTCGTGGACGCTGCTGTCGCAGACGATCTCGTCCTCGGTCTGGACCCCGGTCACCGACATCGGCAGCTGCACCTCCAGGCGCAGCATCAGCATGTAGTCCTCGCCGACGTCCTGCTGAGCAGCCTGCGCAGCCTGCTGCTGCCACCGGCACCGGCCTGAGTAGACGGTCGTGTAGGTGGGGGTGACCACCCCGCCCGGGCCGACCGTCTCCCCGGTGCGGCGGCGGATCGTGCACGCGTCGACCATCAGCGCCTCGGCGGCCCGCCGGCCGCGGGCCAGCAGCGCGGCAGCCCGGATCAACCGATCCTCACCAGCCCGCCGCGGCGCCCGTACTGGCGGCGCAGTGCGGCCCGCAGGTGCGTGGTCGTCTCCAGCCGGGCCGCCAGCGCCGAGTACGTCTCGGCGTAGTCGTCGATCCGCAGCGACGTCGCGGCCGTCGGGTTGGCGGCCCAGTCCCGCACGACGGCCAACACCGCCCCCCGCGCCAGCTGCAGCTCCTGCGCGTCGGTCGCGTACCCGTGCGAGTACGCGACCGTCACCGTGGACGGCTCCAGCGGCGAGGGCGCCCACCCGCACGACCGCCACAGTCGGGCGCCGAACAGCCGGTAGTCGCCGACGGCACCGCCGTCGACCGCCACCGACGACACCGCGGTGACCGGCCGCTCCGGCAGATCCAGCCATGAGTCGGTGGTGCCCAGCAGGGTGACGCTGTCGTCGGTTACGGCGACCAACCGCTGCCCGACCTCGGCCTGGACGACCGCGGTGCCGATCTCGACCAGCATCGTCAGGCTGGCCTGCTGCGCCGGATCCAGGCTGTCCCAGTCCAGCTGCAGCAGGGCGGCGAGATCCTCCGGGGTCGCCAGCTGGTCGGCCATCGGATCCGCCCCCTCTCACGTGTCCCGGGTCATGGCCTCAAGTGCGCGGATCAGCGTCGTCCGCGCCCGGTCGCCCCTGGCGAGCTCCACCTCGAGTGCCCGGGCGGCGCGCGCCCGGTCGCCGTCGACCCACGCCATCACGTCCCGGATCGCCCCGTCAGGTACGGCGTCGACGACGGCGGCGACGCGGGTTACACCGAACTCGGCCGGCACTCGCAGCAGTGCGGCGGCGACCTCCGGGTCGCCGACCTCGGCGACGCCATCGTGGAACGTGACGGCGACGCCGAGGTCGGTCCGGATGTGCACGACCCCCTCGGGGAACCGCGCACAGTGGAACGTGACCATCACGCGTTCGCGGGCGGCGCGACCCCAAGGATCTTGCCATGCGCCCGCTCGTTGCCATATCGCAGGCCGATCTCGCCGTAGATCTGGGTCCGCTCCGCCGCGCCCTGCCGGGACAACGGCTCCTGGAACAGGAACCCCTTGCCCGGAATCTCCAGGAACACCGGCGCGCACTCGTCGAGCGACACGACCTGGACCGCAGCCGTCGGCATGTACCGGTTGAGCATGATGTTCAGCCGGCCGAAGTCCGTCTCGAACGTGGTCAGGTTGACGCCGCCGACGTTACGGCTCTGCTCCTGGTAGTTGGCCTGCGTGATGAAGATGTCGGTGAGCGCCCGCTTGAGCGGGCCACCGACCATGACCGTCGCGGTCTCCGACACCCGCAGGCCCCCGGACTCCCAGACCGACTGGAGCAGGTCCAGCACGATACCCCTGGTCAGCACGGTCGGCTCGTGCACGTCCGCCCCGCCGGCGGACCCGAGGGTGATGGTCGCACCGCCCGGGCTGGCCGCGACGGTGAAGGTGTCGGCATCCGGGGTCGTCGCGACGTAGTACAGCTGGTCCAACAGCAGCACGTCGACGGCACCACCGGTGAGGCTGGTGAACACCACCGGGTCGCCGACGCTCAGTCCGTGCGCGGTGAGGCTGAACGTGCCGTTGGCGGCGATCGTCGCGGTGCCGAGTGCGGGCGTGGTCTTGTTAGCCACGTTGGTGACGGTGGCCTCCATGATGCCGCGGGTCCGGCGTGCGGTGGAGTTGCTCGTCGGATTGTTGAACGTGCCGACGATGAACGTCCTCTCCACGTCACGAGCGATCTGCTCCAGTGCTCGCTGCACCTGCCATCCCATCTCGTCGACGACCGGGTTGACGCCGGCGATACCGATCGATCCGGGGTGGCTGGAGCCGGTCGAGGCGTACTGGCCGGTGGCGGCGAGCTTGGTGTACGAGATCTCGACCGCCTCCTGGTGGATCTCCACCACGTTGGCGACGCTGAAGCGCACCCGTTCCTCGGCGGTCGGTGCGTTCGCACCCTCCAACCGCTGTCGGGTGGCCGACGCGTCCCGCAGGTCGTACCCCTGCCACTCGAACAGGGTGGAGCGGACCGGGATCCCGCCGGTGAGTCCGCCGATCGCGGACAGGAACGGCGTGTCGGTCGGCGAGACCGCGAACAGCTCGCCCACGTAGTTGGGCAGGTTGAACGTGGTGCCCTGCCCGGTGATACCCGCCATCGGGCGTCAACTCCTCACATGGGCAGGTGTGAACCTGCCCGTCTCACTGCTGGTTGAATACGGCGGCGGCTAGCTTGGCCGTCTTGAGCCGGATCGAGTCGCGGACGTTGCCCTTGGACTCGGCGTCGCGGATCTGCGCGTCGAGGTCGACCGGGGCCCGCGCTCCCTGCGTCGGATCCGGCATCGGGACGCGCGGGGCGGCGCCCGCCGCGGGGATGAGCGCCTTGAGTGCGTCGGCGTCGGCGGCCAGCTCCTCGCGGGTCGACCCCCGCAGGCGGTCCGCCAGCGCGGGCGGCAGCCCCCTCTCGGCGGCGACCTCCACCCGCCAGCGGGCCTGCCTCTCCTCGGCGAGCTGCCGCTCGTAGGCGTCCAACCGCTCGGCCAGACGCTGCACGTCGGTCTTGCCGTCGTCGGCGCCCTGGTCGGCGGCGAGCGCGGCGGCGACCCGCTCCAGCGGCGCCAGCGCCGCGAGTCGACGCTCCAGCGCCTTGCGCGCCTCACGCTCCTCCCGGAGCGCCCTCTCGCCGGCTGGGCCGAGTGGCCTGTCCTGCGGCGGGTCGCCCGCCGAGGTGGCAGCCGGGGCGGCCTGCTGGTCGGTCGTGTCAGTGGTCGGCGCCGGGTCGCCCGACGTCGGCGTGGGTTGCTGGGTCATCGCGACCTCTCAGGGTTGAGTCCGGCATCGCGCCGGGCTAGATGATGTATCCGTGGTATCTGAGCAGCCGGATCGCCTCGTCGCGGTTGTCTCCGGCGAGCTGCAGGATGCTCTCCGGCATGAGTCGCGGCGCGCCGGGTCGTAGCCGGCGGGCGGCGAGGCCTCGCCTGGTGCCCTCGGTGGTCACGTAGAGCTGCCGGCCGAAGACGTCGACAGCGGTGAGGCGGCCAAGCCGCCGGCCGCCGCGCACCGCCCGTGCCTCCTCGGCGGTCAGCCGCGCACCGGCCGGCGTCAGCCCGTACGCGCCTCTACGGGCGTTGACGACCTGACTAATGTCCGCGCCGAGACGGATCGCCTCCGCGCCGGCCCGGGTGAACACCCGGTCCTGCTCTTCGCGGGACAGCGAGTTGAAGTACGTGCGCGGGTTGGTGCGGATGCTGTCGCCCGTGTCCTCGCGCGCAGGCACGTGGATGCAGTCGCAGCGAGGATGCCTGTCGAAGCCGGCGTTGTACGCGTACCACCGCCCGGCGAGGATCACGCACCGGCTGCACGAGTCACCGACCAGCATCCGTACGTAGCCACTGGCCCGGCGGTGCGCCGTCAGCGCCACCTGGTCAGCCACCCGACCCGCATCAGCCACCTGCGTGGCCACGATCATCTGCAGCGCCACCTGGCCAGCCGCCATCGCGCGAGGGACCACATGTCCCGCCGCGATGCCCGTCAGCACGGTGATCGCCGGCTGGTACAGCAGCGTGTCCAGCGGGCGGCCGTCAGAGGCGATGCCCACTAGGGCATCCACGTTGACCCGCCCGACCGCCTCCTGTGACAGACCCTGCTCTGCAAGCGCCGCCGCAACGTACTCGTCGGCCTGGCCGGCCGCGGCCCGCTGCGCACCCACCAGCAGCGCCAGCAGCGCCGGCACCAGCGCCGCCCACGAGTCGGCGATGCGGCCCCGGTCGACCCGACCCCACAGGCGGGCCGCGGCGCTCTCCATCGCCCTCGCCAGGCGCGCCCTGCGCCGGTAGTGCTCCAGCGCCACCGCCCGCAGGCTCACCTGCTACTCCTCGACAGGGATCGCCGCCGGGCTGCCGCCGGCCTGTGCCCGGGCCAGTGCGGCGAGCGGATCTTGCTCCGCCTCGCGCGCGTCCTCCGCTTCCATGCGGGCGATCTGCGCTGCACTGTAGCCGAGGTCCTCGCGGGTCTGGCGCAGCGGCACGATCGGCCGCTGGCCGGGTGGCGCGGTGTACAGCTTGATCGCCGCGTCCGCCTTCTGCGCGATGGTCGGCGTGCTGGCGTCCCGCCAGACGGTCTCCAGCTGGCGTAGCCGCGGATCCCACTCGCCGGTCTGGATGCGGCGTACCAGCCGCATCACCTGCTCCCACCCGCCGCCGAAGATGCGCTGCTTCCGCTCTGCCCTCTTGACCAGCCTGCTCTCGGCGGAGCGGATCGCGTCGGCGCTGGCGGGGTTGTCGGTGGCGGTGCCGATGTAGTGCGGCGGCAGCCCGGCGATCGCCGCAACCTGCTGCGCGAGTCGCTCCACCGCCTGGTGGAAGTTCGCAAGCTGCGCGCTCGCGAATTCGAACGACTTCGCTATACCGGCGTCGTCCTTGATCATCAGCAGGCGGCCCATGATCGCCTGCAGTGCCGTCAGCCGGTTACCCTGCTCGTCCTGCAGGTCGTCGGGGCCGACCCCGAACAGGCCGCGTAGTGGGATCGCGACGAACTCCGCCGCCACCATCATGTCGGTCGCCAGCTTGCTGGCGGCGTCCGACAGGGGCAGGATCGCGTCCAGCTCCGAGCGGCCGTACTGCACCCGCTGCGCCCCCGTCTGGGGCGAGTAGCGGGCCGCCCGCAGCCGCGGGCGGTTGACCAGTGGCACCACCGGCGGCTCGCCGAGCCCGTGCTCGTCCCGGGCCTCCTCCCGCCACCCGCCACCCCAGCGGTACCAGATCGTCCGATCTGGCAGGTAGAGGGTCGCGTACCGCTCGCTGATCCGGACGACCGAGTCCTCCTCGGCGACCCGTCGCAGCGCCGCACGCACCCGCCGAGTGCGCGGATCTATGTCGGCGTAGACCTCAAGCGGCGACTCAACGGTGACCAGCGGCGTGTCGGCGTCACGCTCGTTGCTGCCCACGCACACGTACGACCGCCGCATCACCAGGGCGTCGATATGCCCGAGTTGGCTGGTCTCGTCGAGGTCGTTAGCTTGCCACACCCGCCACAGGTCCAGGTCTGCGGAGTCCTCGTCCGGCAGCCGGAACCCCTCCACGTCGAGGCGCTCCTCGACCGCGTCGACGACCAACTGGGGCCACGCGATCACCACCGGGCGGATCCGGTCGGCGACCTCCCGCAGGATCTCCGGGTGCATGTACGTCAGCGGCTGGGTGCCCTCGTAGTACCGGTCGAGCATCTCCAGCTCGGGTCGCTCGGCGTCGTGGCGGCGGGAGAGGTAGTCGACCCACTCCAGATCGGTGGTCGGGAGTGCCATCAGCAGCCCCCCTTCATCACCTCATGACGATGACCTTCGGCCGACTCCTTGGCTTCGGCCACAGCCCGGCGGCGGTCACGTCCCCGGCCGCCTCGTGGGCGAGGATCGACACCACCGCGAGGTCGATCTTGCGGCCGTCGTCCGGCTTGGCCAGCCTGTACCGGCCGCCGGGCCGCGGCTCCCGGTGCACGGCCTCGATGTGCGCGGCCGTCAGCGGGCACCCGTCGTGGCTGAAGCTCGACCCCGCCTTGGTGACGTCGGTGTGCAGCCGGTCGGCCGCCGCCTGCATCTGCACCGGCCGGTGCGTGTACCAGCGCACCACCCGCTGGTCCCCGTACTCGGCCGCCCACTGGTCGATCTCCGTCGTCCAGTACGGCGGGTCCGCGTACAGGCGCACCACCACGTACCGGCGCATCAGCTCGGCCAGCGCGTCGGACACCTCGCCGCGCGGCACCTGGCCGCCCCACTCGGCCGGATCCCACACCGTCGGCAGCCGGGCACCGGGCGGGCCGTACGTCGGCGTGAACTGGTAGCCGTCTTGGGTCTCCGCCCTGAATGCCGTCCAGTCGTCGATGTCGGAGCCGTCGAACCCCAACACGATCGGCGTGCCGTCCGGCACCTCGCGAGGCTGAGCCCGGGCGTGCCACCGGTCGATGTCCAGCCAGCGACCAGACCCGGCCCGCATGCGGTTACCGAAGAAGCGCTCGGCCTGGGCGATGTCGCCCCGCTCGATCAGCTCGGCGGCCTCGGCCTCGATCGCGTCGAGGTTGACATGCGACGAGCCGCGGTACACGTACGCATGGATCCGCCGCCGCTCGGCCTTGTTGGCGTACGACAGGTGCGCGGGCGGCTGCCGGTAGAACCGGAACACGTCCGGACGCCGCGACTGAAACGTCGCCTGCGCCACCGACCGCTGAGTCGGATCGAACGCGTTGGTCGTCTCTTGACTGCGCCCCTGCATGCCGGCCAGACCACGCCGCTGTGTGTCCGCGACGTGGACCATCTTGTTCTCCCTGGTCCAGATGCCGGTCTCGTCCTGCACCACGTACGTGACGGGGTTGCCGAGTCGAGACTGCGCCGACGAGGTCACCACGTCGATCCGGCCCTCGTCACCGACCCGGATGAACTCCTCGCCGACGCGCATCAGGTCGGCGAGCGGACCCAGCCGGATCATCGCCTGCAACGGCCGGAAGATGTTGTCCGTCTGATCCTCGGACGTGGCCGTGATCTGGATCAGCGGCGTCGGCCACCGCATCCCCATCGGCTCACCCGGCGCGTACTCGTATTCCCAGCCGCATCCGCAGCCGTGGTCCGAGCACGCGTAGCCGTCGCCCTTGCCTGCCCAGCTAGCGAACAGGGCCGGCCCGACCGCCTCCAACGCCACCCCGGCTGCCGACCACGGGCCTTTGCCGGTTTTCTGCGGGGCAATGATCAGCGACCGTCGATAGTAGAACGCCGTGCCTCGTAGCGGGTTCTCCGGGACCCACTCGGCGTCCTCGCGGACCCGGTAGTGGTTCAGCGTGCACCACGCCTGCCAGTCGTACAGCCGCATCGGCGCGCCGCGCCGGAAACCGTCCGGCACGACGCAGTGGGCCTCGATCCAGTCCACCGCGACGTACAGGGTGGGCCAGGCGACGACGTACTCGGGCGGCTCCCGCTCCGGCTCACTCTGCCGAGCCATCGATGACCCGGAACCGGTCTCGCGCCGACGGCCGCGCCGCCGGCGCCGCCTTCGCCACCGCCCGCCTCTTCTGCTCCGCCGACTCGTCGATCCGCCACCGGAGTGACCGCATGCCCGGGATCGTCAGCCCCAGGGCGTCGGCCTGCTGGCGCACCAGCGTGCCCAGAGCCACCGGCGAGCCCGGCAGCTCAGCCACGGACAGGTTACGGACGTACAGCGCCACCTCGACCGTCTGGTGGAGCCGTTCCCACTCGACCGCCTGCGGTCTCCTCCACAGCAGCGTCCACAGCTCGGCCTCGCGCTCGGACTGCCCCACCAGCGGCCACGCCGGCGGATCGCCCGCCCGGCCCTCCGCCGGCAGTACCGTCCACTCGCCGTCCGACCGCCGGTCCCGCCGTAGGGCGTTAGGGTCCGGCGGTGGGCCGGAACGAACTCGCGCACCACCACTTGGCATCTCGGATCACTCCTCCGCCGCATCGCGCGGCATCGGGCGGCCGTCACATCGCGTGACGGCCCGAAGACTTTGAACCCGGCGGACCGCCCGCCCGGCCCTCCGCCGGCAGTACCGCCCTCTCGCCGTCCGACCGCCGGTCCCGCCGTAGGGCGTTAGGGTCCGGCGGTGGGCCGGAA